ACTGGATATGCTGCTTTTTCTTACGAGAATAAAATGCGTATACAAGAAAGAAAATTAATTTAATGGAATTAACATTAAACCAGGTAGCACCTTACCTATCCAAATATAAACCTAAAAGAAGAGAGCACCACGAGGACTATTTAGAAGCTTATGAAGAGCATTGTTGGCACTTTGAAGGCGAATATCCAAAGGAATTAATTGAGCGCCGTAGACCTGGTGAACACGCGGATATAAAGCAATGGCGCGAGGCTGTTTATCAGCCGATGACCAAAGCACCTTGCAGTAAGGTTATCACATCACTTCAAAAAATTCAGAAATCACCTGACTGGCACGTTACGCCAAGTAGTGGTGACTTTCCTTTAATTGCGGAAGGCGAGGATATGTACACATATATGTACAAGAAATTCCCAACTTTTCAGACAGTAGAAAAATATGCTACCGATGTTTATTTGCGTCAGTATTTAATCGATGCTGGTGCTATCGTTGTGGTTAAACCTCTTAACTTAAATAAGCTGGAGAATGAATATTATAAACCAATGCCTGAAATTATTAATTCAGAATATGTTTATGAGTTTATACCTAATAGTTTATTTATTTGGAACGGTGATGAGGAGTTTTATTTTAAGAATGGAAAAACTGAAACGAAAGGTGAGGTTGTATATGCCTTAACTGATACACATATGTATAGATATGAGCAAATAAGTTTGGATGGCAAATATAGAGAGGCTTGGGCATTTGCACATAATTTAAATGAATTACCAGCTTTTGAGATAGGTAGTGTAGTAGTTGAGTTTACAAATCAGGAACGTCATTATGAAACTCGCGTAAGTGGTATGATACCAGCACTTAATGAGTGCGCACGTGAATATAGTGATGCCCAGGCTGAGATGGTTCAACACGTATTCAGCACGATGTACACTTACGAAACTGCGGATTGTAACGTATGTAAAGGTAGTGGTATGATCAATTCAACCAACGGACCTATTTCATGCGGTGAGTGCGATGGTAAAGGTAAGTTTCCATTCAATCCTTTTGAACATATAGTAATTTCAAACAGTGCATTAAAAGATACACCGCCAAATCCACCAGCTGCATACATCCAAAAGCAAACTGAGATTATAACTATTATGGATAGCCGATTTAAGCAACGTATTTACGATGCATTAAGCGCTATTAATATGGAATTTTTAGCGGAGAAACCTATTTCACAATCAGGTGTAGCTAAACAATATGATGCTGAAGAGTTAAATAACTTTGTATATGCGGTTGCTGAGGATATGATTTTCTTTATCAATATGACTTCTTACTTAAGTGGATTATGGCGATATGGTTCAATCTATTCTAAAGAGGATATTGTTGCGATGTTGCCGACTATCAACGTGCCTATTAAATATGAAATTGTAAGCGATAGCGTGATGTTAGATGACATTACAAGAATGGTTAACGCTAAGGTAGATGCTACGTTAATTATCGCTGCTGAAATTGAGTATGCGCGTAGAAAGTTTAGCACTAACCCAACTATTGCAGAGCAAGTAACTGCAAGAATGGAATTAGACCCGTTGGCGGGACTTGGTGACGATTCAATTTTAACAGCTAACCAACTTGGTGTAATTACAAAAACGGATATAACTATTCATTATAACATCAATAAATTTATTGCGAGAGCTATTGAGGAAAATAGTAACTGGAATGATTTAACCAAATCAGAAAAATATACTATCTTAGTCGGCTACGCTGAAGAGCTAAACAATGCCCAACCAGGAAGCACTAATACAACAACTACTTAAAACTATTGACGATAGTGTCAATTCTTTTAACGAGCAAATTCCAAGTGTTCAGAAAAAAGCATTTGCGAAGATTGTAAAATTAATGGGTGACCTTGATAAAACCGGTGACACGGTTAAATTATCAGTCAAGAATATTAAGATTATTGCACAAATAAAAAAAGAGTTTGAAGGTGCAATATTAGATTCTAATTACAAGAAAAAAGTAGATGAGTTTTTAAAATCTTTTGATGAGGTTAGTGATATTAACTCTAAATATTTTTCCGCAGTTACTGGTGCATTTAAACCATCGGAAGTTTTTGAAGCTATTAAAATTGCATCGGTAGATAGTGTTACTGAAAATTTATTGGGTAGTGGCATCCAAAGCAATGTAGTAAATAAGCTTAATGATATCCTAATTCAAAATGTAACCGGTAGCGCATCATATGAGGACTTAGTGGATCAAGTGCGCATCTTTATGACCGATACAAAAGAAGGTGATGGTGCATTAGCTAAATATGCAAAGACCTATACTACAACTGCATTAAATACTTATTCGCGTCAGTATAACGAAACTGCTGTTAGTGATCTCGGATTGCAATGGTATAAATATGTAGGCTCATTATTAACTACATCAAGACCTTTTTGCAAGGCTTTAATAGATGCTAAACAAGAAGGTATGGAGTACGTGCATAAATCACAATTTGATGACTTCTTACGTGGTGATATTAATGGTAAGAAAGTACCAATCAATAAAAAGACCGGACTACCTGAAGGTTTGGAAGCTGGAACAAATGTTTCTAACTTAGCCGTCAAAGCTGGAGGTTGGAATTGTGGTCACCAATTTATGCCAGTTAGTAGTAAGGTAGTGCCAAAAGAGTTACTTAACAAATTTAAATAGATATGGATAAACAAATCGAAGTATGGATTGATGGAAAATTAAACACTATCATTCCGCAGTCAAACGAGGATAATATGCGTGAGCATCTCATGGAGAAATTCCAAGGAAGGTTCACAATTAAACCTCATTTACCAAAAGGTGAACTGCAAGAAAAAACTGAAATGATTTTTCAGAAATTAGACATTAACGCCATCAAAGAAGAGGCACAAAAACAAGCTAAAAAAATTAAGAAAAATGAAGCTATCTGAATTACTTAACAATGTAATGATCGCGGCTGGTATTCCGGGCGATGACGAAACATTAAAAAAATTATTAGGCAACCCAGCATTAAACCAGGATGACATCCCGGCTAATTGGGAGAGTGCATCTAATAACATTATGACCGTAGATACTGCAAAGTATCACCCAGCGGTTAAATCTCACTTTTATGGTGCTGCATTAAATCCGGTTGAAACGGAACTTCAAAAATTAATGGAAGCATATGAGTTTGGTGATGAGGATAAGGCTGAGTTTACTGGTATTAAATCTACATACCAAAAAATTCCACTATTGAAGGAAAAGATTGACGCATTAATGACTAAAAAGGCAAGTGCTAATAGCGGTGATAGTAAGAAATATGCCGACCAAATTAGTCAGTTAAACGCTGAAATCGTACGAATTAAGCAAGATGCACAATCGAAAGTGCAAGAAGTGGAAAATAAGCGTATTAATGAGTTAAAAGAGTTACATATCGATGGTATGTTAAATGGCTATAACTACATTAAAAGCTTATCAAAAGATGTGGCTAAGGTATCAGCTAAAACTTTAATGAATCAATATTTAGATTCTAAAGGTGCAAAGGTTAAGATTGAGAATGGTAAGTTAGCACTTGTTAATGCTCAGGACGAAGCTTTACCTTATATCGAAAATAACCAACCGGTTGAGTTTAAAACTTTGTTGGATAGAATCGTGGCGGACAATCGTATGTTAGACCTGGGACAATCTAATTCAACTCCTCCACCAGCACCAGGTGCTACTACACCGGCAAGTTCAAATGCTGGAACTCAATTTTTACAAGAGCAATTAGCAGCGATTCGCGCTAACTCCCAAATGAAAATATAATCGTTCTTTATAATTCTTGCTTTCCAAATCAGTTGAAAATTAGAGGTAGGTACTTGGTACTTATCTCTTTTTTTTTATACCTTTGTATTAGTAAGCAGCGTTGGTGCAAAGCACCTTACAAATATTAGTAAATTACTTTACAAATTGAGAGCAATTTACTTTACAAATTATAGGTTTAACAACCTTATTTTTAGTACAAAAAATCACAATTAAATTTATTAAATAAAATGGCTTTAGGTTATTGCGAAGCAGTGGTATTACACCTTGCTACTATAAACGAAAACTATAACGGAACAAAGGTTACACAACCAGGATTCTTAAATATGTTATTAAACTCACCAAATGCACCTGAAATTGTTGCAGCTTATGGTGAAGGTCACCGCCGTGAAGTGCGTGTGAAATATAAAACTCCAGTAACGGAAAATCAGGTATCTACATCTGAGCATTGTGGAGTTGATGTTATCCCGGCTTATGCTGAGACAACTGTTTCTTTAGGTAAATATGTTCAACTTTCGATGCATATCACTGACGATAAAATTCGTCAATATTGCGCGGATGCTTCAGCAACGGTTGCAGTTGGTTTACCAGCTACACGTTTGATGAATGAGCATTTAGATTCTATCCGTCACGCAATGAGAGGTCTATACGCTAAAATGGAAACTCAGTTAACTACTGCAATGGCAACTCAGTTCGGTGTTAACGCTCGTACTGGTGCTTCTACTTCTACTTCAGTTAACTTCAACTTAAATGGTTCAACTCAGAATTTTGCTGAAGGTTTAACTCGTATCTTAACTGATGCTGCAATCAATGAGATTTGCGGTACACCAATGATCGTAGGTAACGGACATATCCACGGATTTGCTCTTAACTACTTATCACAAGCTTATGGATTAAACCAGAATGGTATCGACCAATCTCGTTTAGCTGATGCATTAGGATTCCAGTTTTATCACTCACAAAAAACTGCTACTACTTGGGGTGCTAACCAATTTGGAGTATTCGCGCCAGGTTCAGTACACTTAATTACTAACCCTCGTAACGTAGGTAACTTCGCTCAAGATTTAGGAACTGTGAAGCAATTTACAATGGTTGACCCTGGTATGCAATGCTGGGCGCCAAATGGCTTAGGTAACTTCGTTTGGGATGTTCAATTAGAATATAACGCTTGTACAGAAAGTAAGAGTGGCGGTTACGCTGGTTCTACTTCAGTAGGTCGCGGTTGGATGTTAACTTTATCAGCTAACTAC